GCCTGGGCAGCGATCTGGGCGGCTGCATCAGTGGCCTGGAGACACTTGCGGGCAGCTTGGTGGTTCGCACGAGTGCCAGCGGTGAGGCCCTGTGGCGCTTCAAACACCCGACCATCGGCGATGCTTACGCTGCTCACCTAGTGCAAAGTCCGGACTTGCTAGGCATCTACCTACAGGGCAGCGACCCGGCGCGACTGCTTGAGCAAGTTAGTTGCGGCGATGTTGGTATCGAGAAGGCCGTCGTGGTTCCCACCGCGCTGTTTCCGGTCATGCTGAGCAAACTAGATCAGCTCGGGGAAAGCAAAGTGCACAAGGATTCATGGCTGTCGGGGTTCGATGCGCGACGACAGCGGCTGGGATTCTTGTCCAATCGCTGCTCCAAAGAATTCCTCACAGCTTACTTGGACAAGCACGCCAAGCTTCTCGCCGCCGTTTCCAGCCCCGGACTGGTGCTCAGCGTCGTGCCAGAGGTGCGTTTGGCGGCGCGTCTGCAAGCTCTTGGGCTACTACCGGAAGCCAATAGGTTGGAGTTTGTCCGCACCGTCAGCCAATATGCGATCGACGGGCGAGACACCGACGCGCTGGATAACGCCACGATTCGCGAGGTCTTCACGGACTCCGAACATGCCGCATTGGTGGCTCAGGTGCAGGCACAACTGCTTCCGAAATTGCACAGCGTGCGGATCGACTATCAAAGTGACTGGGACTCGGATCGGTCTCGGGAAGACCATATGTGGTCGTTCCTGGCCTCGCTGGAGACCTTGCGGCGCTGCTATCAGTACGATTCTGCTGCACTCGCCATCATCGAGTCCGAGTCGAGGCAGGCCACCAATTGGATCAATGAGGATGGCAACAACCCCGCCTCGCCGGCGCCGCGAAAGCTTGGCAAGCTCAAGTCGCACCCGGAAGCAAATCAAGTGCGGAGCATCTTCGACGATATCGACGCTGTCCAGGAAGCGTCGGAGAATTAGTCGGCAGTTTAGTAGCCGATTTGCTTACGATTGAGGTCAGCTCATTGGTTGCCAGGGCCGGCGGCAGGGGATGTACAGGGAGCGGAGTTAGTAGCGCTCATGCGGCAGCATCCTCATTTTCTTCGAGTGCCAGACACTTAATAAATAGCTTGCGAAGTTCGCCGATTCGGCCTTGATCAATGACGCCAGCCTCAATTGACTTCAACGTGTGGAGCGGCTTCTGATCGTCCCGGACGGGCAGGTTCAAGCCTAGAAACTTCTCCATGCACTCATTGATGAAACACGCGGCGGCAAGCCGGTTCTCACTCACCTTGTTTTTCAGCATTTCATTCACCACCTTGTGGTGGTCTTTGTCTTGGTCGTCGTCAAGCATCAGGCCATAAGGAATGCCGAACCCTTCAAGAAGAGCAATGTAGCGGTGCAGGTTGTACTTGCCCATTGCATCGACGATCGCCACGCGGTGCCGGCACAGATCATGCCAATCGCGTGCAAGCAGCCATGCAAACAGGGCCTTTTCGGTTGCGCCCTCCACAAGAAGTACTCGGTCTGCGAAGAACATCGACGCACGCTCGGAATCTAGCCAGAGCTGATAGCGAAACCGCTCTTCCTGCTCGGCAATGGCTGCGTCTTCGGTTGCTCCTTGCAAAAGCTTTCGAGCGTTCCCTTTAGCGTTGTCAGGCACGGCCGGATCGTTGACGTAGGCCTCCAGCCATGTCTTGAATTCATACCCTTGCCCAAGCACACCACTGAGGTCTGCCTTCTTGACCTGCCCGATGCCGCTGGTCCCGTTATTGCGACGAACTCGAACAATCTGACATAGATCGTCAGCGATCTTGTCAACGAAAACCGTCGAATGGCTGGTCACAATTACCTGCTGGGCGTCTCCGCTTCCCAGTCTGCGAAGGTGGTAAGCCATGTTTTCCTGCTGGGCTGGATGCAGAAACGCTTCTGGCTCTTCGAACAAGATCAGCGTGAAATCCGGGTCAAACTCTTTCTTTCCAGCCACTTTAACATCAGTGAAGCTGGGGGCCAGCTTGATAAGTTCATATAGGAACGACCGCTGAAACCCGTGACCATAGCGATCGAGCGCAAACAAGGTTTCGCCGAGCATCGCGTCCACGAAGCCATGACGAATCAAGTTTTTGGTGATGTCCTCCGGTGCAACCGGGTTCACACCCATGTCGAAGCGAATACCCCATTGCTCGATGGATTTGTTGATGGGCCCTGAGATCCGCGACAAGAACCCTTCCTCACCACGCGCCTCATCATTCAATTTCGAGAATGCGCTCTCCATCTCCTTGAAGGCTTGGCTTTGTGCGATCACCCGCTTCAGCATTAGGTTGAGCATGTCACGCAGCGGCGACGGACCGCTGGTCTTCATCTGCTCGGCAGCAGTGGTCAGCGCCGGAATGTAGATGATGCTACCGACCTTTGCGGTTCCAACATTCTTGGCCCCATAGAATAGGTCCTTCTCCGGCTCGCCGTTGACAATAGCGTAAATGTTGCTTTGGCTGGCCTTGAAACGCTCCTTGTCCGTGGACTTAAAATAGCGGCGAACGGTAAGGTCGCGGCCCTCGGCACCTTCCTTATACTTGTCCGCCAGCCCATCCCACTCCGCTTCTGTCAGGTGGAATGAAAGCTCGACCCAGGACTCATCAACCTGAGCACCGGGCATCTTCGGGAGGTCATCATTTGAATGCTTAATGTCCTCGTAAAAAGCCCGCAGCGCGGCAACGATGTTGCTCTTACCTGCATTGTTCGCGCCCACGATCATGGTGTAATCGTGGACTTCGATGTCCGCGTCGGCGATTGAGCGGAAGTTGTGAATGCGTAGCTGGCGGAGCTTCATAGTTCTTTCCCTGAACTCTATTGGACGGAAATCTGCTCGAGTAATAATGGAAGCATGGCAGTCCACGGAGTTGCAAGTTCGCGGCAGGTTGTCTAAGACTCAGTCTTCGAGCAAGCGGGCAGCGGGGTTGGCTGAGGCTCCGCCGGCCTGAAAGTACCCCACCACGCTCGACACCGACCGATGCTCGGTCAGTTGCACGATCGCCGGCAGCGCCACGCCCTGCCGACTGGCTTCGGTCACGAACCCCGACCTGAGACTATGCCCGCCAAAATCACCGTCCAGCCCGGCTAGGCGCGCGCGCCGCTGCACGATTTCGCCGACGGCGGCCGGGGAGAGGGCAGAGCCAATGCGCCGCTTCCAGAGCCGCCGGAAAATCGCCCCCTCGGTGATCCCGCACGCCTCCAGCCAATCCTGTAGCGCAAGTGCGGCCCGATCCAACACCGGCTTGTCCGGCGTCGAGGTGGCGGTGACGCCTGCTTGCTGGGTCTTGCTGTGCTCCAGCCGGTAGATATAGCCCGCCTCGCCGATTCGGCGCAGGTCGCGCAGATCGGCGGAGGCAATCTCGCTCCGCCTGCGGCCACCGCTGGCAAACCCGAAGCAGAGCAGGGCACGGTCGCGAATCCCTTCCAGGCTGTCGTCGCAGGTGGCCAGCATCGCCTCCAGCTCGGGCAGGGTGATCGCGGTCTTCTTGCGCGGGCGCTCGCCGCGCTTGACCGCGGCACGGGCCGCGCGGCTGAGCACGGTGCGTATCGCCGGTTGCTCACACGGGTTGGCCAGCTGCTTGAGCCGGTGCGCGGTCGACAGCACGGCGACTCGGTGGCGGACGGTGCTCAGCGTCCATGGGCCGGGCTTGGCTTTCAGACCGGCCGCCACCAACGCCTGGTCAATCGCCGGCGGCAGTTCCCAGGCCAGCTCGCCGTCGGCGGTGCGGCGCGTGACATGATCGACCTCGAATTGCAGCACGATCGCCTCGGGCACCGGCAAGGCCAGCTCGATGCCGTAGCGCGCCGCATGCCAGCCGGCCCAGTAGCGCAGCGCGCTGCATAGCTGCGGGTGGTGTTGGCCGCGGCCGCCTCCGCCAGCAGCTCGCGCACCGCGTCCGCGGCCTGTTGCGCCAGCTGTTCCGGCAGCACCAGGTGATGGACGACGAGAACAATGGGGCAGGGCGGCCATACAGGAGACCTTTCATGGCCCGAGGCATCACCGAATTCGATGTCCACAGTGCCGCCGACGAGCTGGTCGCCGCGGGCGAACGCCCGACGGTGGAGCGGATCCGCGCCCACTTGGGCACCGGTTCGCCGAACACGGTCACGCGCTGGCTTGAGACGTGGTGGCGCGGGCTAGGGCGTCGTCTGCAGGCGCAACAAATCCACGTGGACGTCCCGGCGGCGCCGGAAGTCGTAACCGCCCTGGCAGGGGAGTGGTGGGGGCGGGCGCTGGTCGCGGCCCGAGACGAATCTGCCCAGGCCCTGGCCACGGAGCGCAATGCTCTACTTCGCGACCGCGAGGCCCTCAGCGACGAGCGCACCCGTTTGGAAACCGAGGCCAACGCGCTGCGTGCCGACCTGGAAGCGGCGCGACATTCGGAGCAGCTTGCGCACGCGCAGACCACGGAGCTGCAGCGCGTGGTCGACCAACTGCAGCTCCAGGTCCAGGAATTGACGCAGCAGCGGGCCGCGGCCTTGGCCCGCGGCCAAGAACTGGAGGTTGCCCGGGAGGCACTGCAGCGCCATCTGCAGCAAGCGGAAGAATTCGCCCGAGCTGAGCGCGACAGCCTTACTCAGCACCTGCGCGCGGTAGAGAATCGGGCGTACATCGAGGTAGATCGTGCGCGCCAAGAAGCGAAAGGGCTTTCATCTAAGCTCAGTGCGCTAGACAAGGAGCGGACATCGATCGAACGCCGGCGCCGCGATCACCTCGAAGAGGCCCGCAAGGCCACTGCCGAAATTCAACAGGAGTTGGCCGGCCAGCGGGCACGAGCGGACGGTTTGGAAGTCCAGGTCGAGAACCTGCGAAGCCTGCCGCTTGCGCTGGAGGCCGCTCTGCGGAAACGCAGTCCCGCTAAGCCCAGGGCTTCGGGCAGGAAGCCGAAGGCTCGGAGAGGTTCCGGCACGCCCTGAGCCAAACGTGTGCGTAGCGCTCCCAAAAAGTCTTTACAGATCAATGAAGGGCGCGATTCTCCGCAACGTGACATCGATTGGCGTTGCCGACAGATCCAAAAGCCTGAGTAGTGACATTAACTAATGCGAGAACGGACAGCGGCTTCCGAAAATCACAAGCCACGAGGGCCGCCATGCTATTTCGCATAATGTATACAGGCTCCGCAGAATGGAAACCCTGCGGCGATGCATGAGCGCGGTCGGGCAGGGCGAAGCCAACAGATAGAAGGATCGTCATCGCAGTAGCAGCGAGTCGCTTCCAAAACGTGCGCTCAGGAGACGTAAGCGCAGCGCGCTTCATGATCTCAATTGCCTGTTTTTCAGGCTCCGGATGGCCTTGGATGCGCAAAGCATCAGCGACGACCCATACCTGGGGAACGCGCCTTCCCATGCGGTAGTGGCCTATTGCGCCGTCCGTGATGCCCAGCAGCGGAGCCAGTTTCGAATAGCTCTCGACCTTTGCCGCAACTCTGGTGCGCTCGAAGAATTCGTTCCAGTCCATAGCCGCCTCGCCGTCGTGTACGTCCGTAGCCTACAGGTGTTGACGCCTACGGGCGTAGGCGCGTATAAAGCCCCATCGCCTACGCATGTAGGCGGTTCCCGCCCCCGGTCACCCCGGCCGGCGTGGCGGGATTTCCGGGGTGGCGGGGTAGGGGATTCGCATGATGGCAACCTTCGATCCGGGAAACGCGCTGTGCTTCGCCGCCGCGCTCCTTCTATTCGTGCTGGCTGTGGGTGTACCGGCCGCAATCTGCGAATGGCGCGACCACACGGGCCGCGCGGCTAAGCAGCGCGAACAGGCGCTTGTGAAGTTGCACATCTTCGCCAATGAGCTGAAGCAGCTGGCCATTGCGCAACGAATGCTGGACGCAACGGCATGAGCCGTCCGACGAACACCGAGCGGGGCGCGCGCCTCGCCTACGACATTGCGTTGGAACACTTGCAGCAGTTGTTCCCTGCCAATGGTCTCGGCCATGAGTTCTGGTCGCCCATCGCCGACGAAGCCGCCGTTACGCTCGCTGAGTGCCGCTTCTTGCGCGCTGCCCAGGTTGAGCGCGTCGCACTCAGTTCGTCGCCCGATGCCGCCGACCCGGCCCGCCCTCATGCAGACCCCGAAGAGTCTTCGCAGTCGCGGCCGCTACCGATGCGCGGATCTGTTGCAAAGGATCGGGGTCGCTCTCCAACGAGCGAAATTCGTCGAGCAGCACAAGTGCGCCGTCAATCTGTGACGGAGACGCAAGCATGCTGAACATCGCTGCGTTGATCGCCGTTAACGCGTCGATGACCGCGCCCAACTGGTCGATGGTGACGTTCGGTTCCTTGGCCATGGGTGCCTCCGAGGTTGTAGGCCGGATCGTACAGGAGGTGGCCAATGGCTGACGGAGCAGCCGCAGGACTCCCCGCGTCTAACAGGGGAGTCAGTGAATTCAGGAACGCCGAGGGAACCCTGCACGTCGGGATCGACTGGCTTTCGGCTTCCGTCGATCTGTTCGCGACCCTTCGCGAAGTCGGCTTCATGGACAACGACACCATCGAAGACGTCCGCAATTGGATCGACGCCAGCGCAGAGAACGCGCGTGTCGCTGCATTGCAGGTGTTCTGCTGGTTCTTCGGGGGCCTTGGCCTAGAACTGGGCGAGACGGCCGGCGGTGGCCGGTTCTATTTGTACCGCGTGCGAATTGTCGATGCGGCCGGGGAATTCGTAGGGATGATCGAGCTCGGCGGGGAGAACTGCCGGCGTGCCGATGGTACCTACACCGTCCGGATCGAGTTGACGGGCGAGGGCTGCCGCACGCTTAGCGCAGCGCGCTGCGGCCATGCGCAGCGGTGGCTGGAGCTTCGAGCGAAGCTCGAAAGCTGCGATGGGCGGCTGACCCGAGTGGACGTAGCAGCCGATGACTTACTGGGCAAGTACCCGCTGAAACTGGCGCAAACGTGGTACGCCGCTGGTGAGTTCGATCAGCGCGGCCAACGGCCCAAAGCGCAGTTGGTGGACGACTACGACAGCGGCGACGGCAAGACCCTGTACGTGGGCGGCAAGAAGTCCGAAAAGCAGCTGCGCGTGTACGAGAAGGGCAGGGAACAGGGCGACAAGGATTCGGAGTGGGTGCGCTACGAAGCGCAATTCCGCGCCTCCAATCGCAAGGAACTACCCCTCGACCTGTTGCGCGACCCGGCGGGCTACTTGCTCGGCGCTTACCCGGTGCTGCGCTTCCTGCACTGCGTGGCCTTGCGCATCGATATCACGAAGGCGGCGGTAGATGCGACCTGGAAAAGCGCACGGCGCCACATCAAGCGCCAGTACGGCGCAACCCTGAATTTCATTGCACGACATTGCCCCACGCCCGAGGCGTTGGAGGCAGTCATCAGGACCTGCACGTCGCACCGGCTGCCGGCGTGGGCAACAGCAGATGCAGCCAAAAATTGGCCCGAAATCGCGGGCGTCAATCGAGAGGTGACGGTATGAGCGGTATCAAGGTGACTGTGTTGTCGGCGGAAGTGGACGAGCGCGGTGGCACGTTCAAGGACGACGAGGGTAAGGATCGGGCGTACACCACGCGCAAGCAGAAGGCGAAGTTGGAAGCGGGCGGTTTCGCATATCCGTTCGACGTGCGCCTCGAAGTGGGCCAGCAGGCGTATGCGGCTGGCGACTACGAACTGGACGTGGAAAGCATGGCCCAGGTGAACAAGGGCGTGCTGTCGCTGAGCAAGTTCACGGCCCTGCGTTCGTTCAAGACCGCCACCCGGGCGGCTGCTTAATCCGTGGCCGTCGTGATCTACACCACCCACCCGTACCTGCTGATCGCGGCGGGGTTCGTGTTCGGTGTGTTGGTCACCTCGGCCATGTTCTTCGGTTCTCGCAGGAAGTGACCCATGCCACGCGTTCTGACATGCATCGACGCGGTTCCGGCTGCGGACGGCTCCTTCACCAACACGGCTTGGCTGGATCAACCCAGCTGGGTCGAAATGCTCCCCACGGTAGAACAGGCCAACGTCGTGGGACCGGCAATTGCAGCTGGCCTGTGCCTCATTGCCGTTATGCGGCTAATCATCCCAAAGAAAGGAGACGACGAATGAACAGCAAGAATCTGCGTGCGTTGCGCGGTTACCTCAACACCCTGGGCACCAAGGCCAAGGCCATCGCGGTGGGCGGCGGTGCCGCCCTTGCCGTCCCGTCCGCGTTCGCGCAGACCGGCGGTGCGAGCTTCGATTCGGCCACGGTGCTGGCTGCCATCGCGCTGATGGTCGCCGCTGGCGTGACCATCTACACGGCCTACGCCGTGGGCAAGTGGACCATGAAGGCCTTCGGCCTGATTGGCGGCAAGTAATCGCAGCATCAAGGAAAGGAGAGGGCCGGGCTACCGGCCCTTTTTCGATATGACCGGAATGGTTCTTCTAGCGTGGTACTTCCTGGCTGGGTACATGATTGCCGATGGGCTCAGATAATGAGCCTGTTGCGCGTGCCCGTTCCGATCAGGTGGTTCGCAGCGCTAGCGCTCGCTGCGGCGCAGCTGTCGATGATCGTGCCTGCTCAGGCGCAGCAGAGTTATTTGGAATGCAATACCAATGGTGAGCTCGGCTCGGCGGGCATGTGTCCCGATCAGGGCATCGCGGCGGCGATGGCGTATGGGCTTGCCCAATATCACATCGCGCGAGGTGCGTGCGGGCTTTCGGCCGGGCGAGTCGCGCTTGGGTCTATGACGGTCGATATGGTCAATCGCAAGATCAGCTATGGAATCATTGGGCTGAACAACAATGCTCTGTGTGCAACCGCTGTTCGCGCGTGGCCAGCCAATCAATCATGTGCAGATCGCAACGCTAACAAGCTGGCAGATGCTGGTTTAGGATACAGCGAGCCGAGTTCCTGCATCAGCGGTTGCAAGGTGCAGGGAACGTCGTTCACGTCTGCCAGTGGCCCCGTAAAGACGTATGGGATGAAGGACAGGACGTACACCGGCGACGTGTGCACGCCAGCCGCGACACCTACGAATGACATTGCGCCACTGGACGCCGAGAAGCAGGACGCGACGAAGCCGAAGTCGCAAGAGTGCACCGGGCTTGGCTCCGGCCAAACCGGATGCGTCAAACCAAATGGCGACTATTGCGCCACAGCCTCAACCGGCAAGACGTTTTGCTGGACGCCTAGTGAGACGGGAAAGAAAACGGACGGTACCGAGGCACAAGTCAAGTCGCCAAAAGGGGACCCAGTCACGCCGCCCAACACGACGATTACAGACCAGGAATGGCAACGCAAGGAAGGGCACCAGCAGACCAGCTGCACCGGGACGACGTGCACCACCTACAACGTCACCAACTACAGCAGCGTGCCAGCCGGCACCGCGAAGAATTCTTCGGGCGATAACAGCAGCGACGGAAGCGGCAACACCTCCGGCAATGGCGCTGCGGCGCCCGATGGCAAGAAGGACGATTCAGACACGGATAGCGCCAGCGATAGCGGAAACTGCACCACGCCGCCGGTATGTGTGGGCGACACCCTCAAGTGCCTGCACCTGCGATACACGTGGAAGACGCAGTGCAACACCGAGCGCGGCGAAGTGGAGGGCGGGGCGACGTGCACCGATGGCGACGTGCCCGTCTGCACGGGCAAAAGCTGCAAGGCGGCTGAGTACGCGCAGGTATTGCAGCAGTGGCGGCAGCGGTGCGGGTTTGAGCAGGAGCGGGCGGCCGCGGGTCGTGATGCTGCGGCTGGCGCCAACGACGCGGCCGGCGACGACGAAGCAGGCGAGGTTGCCAAGCTGTGGTCCGGCGATGGCAAACCGTCCCCGACCTTCGATGAGGGGAAGGTGAGCATCGGCGGTGGCGACCTGCTCGGCGGCACGGTGGAGATATACGGCAAGCAGTTCACCCTGAGCCCTCAGTTCTATGACGCGCTCGCCATCATTAAAAAAATCATCATCGCTGCCGCGATCCTCGCGGGGCTGTGGATCGTGTGGAGGTCCTAATGTCGTGGTTCTCGGTTGATGTGCCGTGGTTGGGCGCCCTTGCAGGGGTTCTCAATCGGTTGATGAAACTTCGGGCCGCTCTGTGGGCCGCGAAGGCGCTGGGCGCGCTGGGCCTTGGCTTCGCATCCAAGAAGCTGGTCTACGATCCGCTTATCGATCAGGCCGTGAATGCTTGGCACTCGATTCCGCCGCTGGCTGCGAACTGGGTTCACGCGCTGGGCTTGGACACGGCCATTTCCATAGTGCTCAGCGCGTACGGAATTCAAGGCGTGCAACGCGTGTTTATGACTCGGCGCAACGAGGCAACCGACCAATGATCGGAGATACCGCGTCAATCTCATTGCTGACGGGCCTTCCGGGCTCTGGTAAGTCGCTGCGCATGACCCAGCGCATTGTCGAGCTGGTGGAGCAGGGCGCCCACGTCTACACCTGCAACATCAACGGCATTAGCGTGCCGGGAATCACGCCGTGGGATGACCCTACCAACTGGCGTGATCTGCCGGCGGGCGCGGTCCTGTTCGTGGATGAGGCGCAGCAGTATTTTCGCGCTCGGCGCGGTGGTGATCCGCCCGAGTACATCAGTGCGATGGAGACTATCCGCCACGCGGGCGTGCGGCTCGTCTTAGCGACACAGCAGCCCAACTACCTCGACACCCATTTGCGTGGCTTGGTGGGCTTCCACGAGCATCTGTTGCGCCAGTCAGGCAAGGACGAGACCTTCATTTTTCGCAACCATCAGGTGATGGACGAGGTCCGCATGGGCCTTAAGCGCATCAAGGGTCTTTATGACCACGAGAAATGGAAGCTGCCGGAGAAGTTCTTCAAGTACTACAAGAGCGCGGAGTTGCACACGGTCAAGTACCGGATGCCGGCACTGTTGAAGAAGGTGCTCATCACCGGGCCTATCGCCCTGCTGCTGATGGCCGGCACGTTTGGATTCCTGTTCTGGAAGGGCATCCACGGGCAAGCGCAGGCCGACGAGGTCGCCAAGACGGCGCCTGTGGCGCCGCCGGGCGCCTCGTCGCCTGGCGCGCTGCGTTCGGTCGACGCGCCCAAGGCAGGGATTGAAACCGCCGAGCAGTACGTCGCTGCGGTCACGCCAATGGTTGATGATGTTCCTTGGTCGGCGCCGGGCTTCGTCGGGCGCGAGTTCCGCGCCGACCCGCACGTGTACTGCATGAGCAGCGAGAACAGCTGCCGTTGCGTCACCGAGCAAAATACCCGGGTGCAAACCATGCGGGATGACGTGTGTAGGGACATTGCGCGGTATGGCGAGCCTTACAACCCCTACAAAGCGCCGGCAGAGCGACGACAAGAGCCAGCGCAGGCCGTGGCCAATGATGAGGCGACGACCGCGGCTACGAGCGATGGGCCGTCAGCTGAGCGCGTTGCGGGATCTGTCGTGCCTAAGCGGGCGCGCGTTCAAGGCACGTTTCCCGAGCATCCTGGGTACCAGACGGCCACCTCGACGCCGCCGACGTCTCTGGATATGTAGGGCATATCCCGACCCCGTGGTCGGCTGGAATGGGTATTATTCCAGCAGGGAAGGAGGGGAACATGGACGCTCGACCATTTGTTGCTTTAGTTGCTGCACTTTTCGTTGTGTCGGCCGTAGCACAGACTCGAATGGCAACGGGTGGCGGGCTGTCTAGGGTGCCCGCGCCGAAACCGGCTGCGTACGACCCACTTTCGCGCTCAACGACTCCGCTCAACTGCCAGCAGTATCGCGGCCAGAAGTACCCGGTTGACGTGCAAGCCTACTGCCAGAGCATTGAAAACTCTTATATTCAAGGCGAAGCTCGCCGGGTTGGTCGCCCATCTCCATCGTCAAGCATAGTGGAGCTTCCGTCGCTTGGATCTTCGGAGGCGAAGTCTTCTGGATACGCGTGTGTGGGCGGCATTGCAGTGCGGCACCTTAGTAACGGCTGGGAACAGGTGTCGGCTGCCGATGGCGGCTGGCAACGTTGCGTGGAATCTCGATAAATGGTGGCGGACTATGGTAGATGAACTTGTAAAAACTATTCGGCTTCACTTGGCCGATCGCCTTACAAGCCCATTGATGGGTGCATTCATGGTGTCTTGGTGTGTCTGGAACTACAGAGTAGTTCTTCTCATTTTCTCCCCTGACACTGCGCTCAGAAAGATCCAGTTGATTTCTGCCGTTGGCGTCCCCTCCCACGCCCACCTCTGGGCCTATCCGCTGATAACGTCAGTTCTGTATATCCTGGTCTATCCGTGGCCGGCCAGATGGGCCTATGAGTATGCTGGCTGGCAGAGAGCCGCGTTGGTACGCATTCGTCGGAAGCTCGAGAATGAAACGCCCCTCACAAAAGAAGATTCCATAAAGCTTCGGTCTCAGTTCTCGAGATCTGAGGGCCAGTACATCGACCGAATCGAACAGAAAGATAGAGAGGTGGATAGGCTAACTAGTCAAGTTGTCCGCCTGCAATCTCTGCTATCGGAAGCCGAGTCGCGAGAAGCTTTGCTGAGGTCAGAAAGAGCTGACGAGGCGGACGGCCCGCCCGTCACTTTGAATCAGGACGTAATTAACTTGCTAGCCGTGGTTGAGCACATCGGAGACGAAGCTAGTCTGACCAGGATCGTTTCAACCGCCGGAGGAGAAAAGCTTCCAACCGAAGTACTTCTTAACGAAGTCGCCGGGATGGGGCTTATACGTTCCTACGCCCGTGAGATTGGCGGGCGCGACTTCGAGTTCTTCAAGTTGACGGCCACCGGCAAGAAGGCATTGTTGCTAAGTGGCGCACGCTGAGGGGTGTAGGGGGCAATGCCCCCTACGAATTCCATTTCAGCCAGCTCGGCCGAAGTGGCGTTCTCGCCAATCGCCAAGATCGACGACAACGACCTTCACCATCGACTGCTGACGGGCCTTTCGTGCAGAGTTCCGAGCTCGGGCAGAATCTCGGAGGTCCGTGGCGTCTGCGCGCCACAGCATTCCTCGTAACCGGCGCTCCGGGATCCGTTCGCCGCTCGGCGCGACGAGGTCCCGTCCGGCCAGGCGCCATCCCGCCCACGGTCCGGACAATTCAACATGGTTGTCCACGACCCGGCGGTACACATCATGGGCACAGCCGTTGGGACAAGGCTTACCTGCGTCCCAGCACGGTGGACGTCGGTCAATGTTGTAGGTGTCAGTCAT